ATCATTCTCCTATAAAACAGGCTAACAAGGGCTAATAATGGCTAAAAACAAGCAATAAACAAACAAAATCTGTACAATAGATGTACAAACAAGCAATAAATGGCACAATATAAGGGTTAAATACTGCCTAACTAATGCAAATACAGGCAAAACACAGGCAGACCCACCCCCATTGACTGTTATAAATAAAAATAGGGAGTGATTTTAACCCAAAACAAACTCTCTAAAGGCTTTTTTTAAACCCCTAGAGAACAAAATAGCAACATCTGGTATCATTCGACACAAACAAGGTAAAAACTTGACTACGAGCTAAATATGAAGAAAAAAAAGGTAAAGAAGAAACAACCAAAAGACCCTTTTAAGGAGTTGGTTGATCTAATGCAGAAGAAAACCCGTTACCCAGAGACAATGGGAAGAGGGCAAGTAAAAGGCAATGACGTAGCGAAAATACGAGACATTCTTAATGAAGATAACGATTCCGTATAAACCAAGACCGCATCAAGTTGACGTACACAATAAGTTACAACGATTTAATGTGTTGGTCTGTCATAGACGATTTGGCAAAACTGTATTGTGTATTAACGAGGTACTAAAGAAGTGCTTAGAGAATAGACTTCCTAGACCGAGATACTACTATATTGCTCCAACATACCAAATGGCAAAACGTACTGCTTGGGATTATTTAAAAGAATATACAAGTGTTTTACCAGACGTACAGTACCATGAAACAGAGCTAAGAGCTGATCTACCAAATGGTGGAAGAATACAGCTTTTAGGATGTGAGAGACCAGACAGTCTTCGTGGGTTGTATATGGATGGTGTTATTTTAGATGAGGTTGCACAAATGCCAACGAGGTTATGGACAGAGATTGTTCGACCTGCTTTGTCTGATAGAGAAGGTTTCTTAATTGCTATTGGTACACCGCAAGGACACAATGCCTTTTGGACTTTATACGATCACGCAAATCATCAAGACGATTGGTACGCAGAAACATTTAGAGCTTCGGAGACAAACATTATTTCCGAGTTAGAATTGAATGAAGCAAAAGCATTAATGCCACCTGAAATATACGAGGCAGAATTTGAATGTAGTTTTGACTCCTCCGCAATAGGTTCAATATATGCAAGAGGATTAAATAAAGCGGATGATGATAAAAGAATTACAAAAGTACCTTACGATGAAAGTATGAAAGTTAATACATTCTGGGATTTAGGAATGGCAGATAAAACCGCTATATGGTTTGTCCAACAAAAGGGTAGTGCTTTTCATATTATAGATTACTTGGAAGAGAGCGGCGAGAGTTTAGAATACTACGCCTCTGCTTTGCAAGACAAAGGGTATGTGTATGACACGCATTATCTACCGCATGATGCTAATGTCCGAGAAATTGGAACAGGGGTATCAAGGTTAGAGACTGCACAAAGTTTAGGACTTAGAACAGCTATTGTTCCCAAGTTAAGTATAGAAGACGGAATTAATGCAGTACGCATGATTCTTGCTCGTTGTTGGTTTGACCATGAAAAATGTAAAGACGGATTAGACGCACTTCGTCAGTACAGATGGGCTACCACCGATAAAGGAGAAACAAAAAACAAACCCGTACATGATTGGACATCGCACAGTGCAGATGCCTTTCGGTACTTTGCAGTAGGAAAAAATCAATCAAGTGAGTGGAGTACAGATATTGAGTACCCACATTTAGGAATTATTTAATGGCAAAATTATCAAAAACAAAATTATTGACGTTAATCTCACAGGAGGTGCAAAACTCTTTAGGATTTTACTCAAGTGAATTAGCAGAACAACGCAAAGACGCAATCAAGTATTACTTAGGCGAGCCTATTGGTAATGAAACAGAAGGTCGATCTAGTGTTGTTAGTCAAGATTTATTAGAAGTTGTAGAGGCAATCCTCCCGAGCCTTATGCGAATGTTTACACAGCAAGACAAGGTAGTAAACTTTGAACCAACGCAACCAGAAGATGTGCCATACGCAGAACAAATTTCTGATTACTGCAATCATATTTTTACAAAAGACAATAATGGTTTTCACATATTGCATAGTATGTTTAAAACAGCATTACTGCAAAAAAATGGTTTTTGTAAAATTTATTGGAAGACATCTAAAGAACAAAAAAAAGAAAGTTATAAAAATTTAACAGAGGCAGAATACCAAGCATTACAAATAGATAATGAAGTAGAAATTATTGGTGTTGATAGCAGAGAAGAGGACATGATGGGTATGCCTCAAACATTGTATGATGTTGATGTTAAAAGAGTACAAGATTATTCCCGAGTACAAATAGACCCTGTACCACCAGAGGAAGTATTAGTTAGTAAAAGAGCTACATCATTACAAGATTGTGATTTTATTGCACAGCGAGTAATGAAAACGGTTTCTGAATTAATCGACATGGGTTACGACAGAAAACAAGTAGAAAGTTTACCAAGTTCCGAAGAACAAATTTATAATAGCGAAGCAATCGTTAGACGTAGCTACGATGATGAAACAACTGACATGGATGCAAGCATGGTTGACCCTGCTCTTCGTGTAGTGCAAATTACCGAGTGCTACATGAAAGTTGACATGGATGGCGATGGTATTGCCGAGCTTAGAAAAATTACTGTTGGTGGTAGTGGTTATAACAATTACGTTGTATTAGAGAACGAAGAAATACCGCTTATTCCTTTTGCGATGGTATGTGCTATTCCAATGCCTTTCCGTTTCTTTGGTTTATCGTTTTATGATTTACTTGCTGACTTACAGTTAGTTAAAACAACTATCCTTAGAAATACATTAGACAATATGTATTTCCAAAACAACGCAAGAACGATTGTCGTTGATGGTCAAGCAAACCTTGATGATCTACTAACCAGTAGAGCAGGTGGTATTGTGAGAGTTAAATCTCCAAATGCAGTAACACCATTACAAACACCTAACTTTCTAAATGATGGTTTAGCTATGTTAGGCAAAATAGAAGAATTAAAAGAACAACGATCTGGTGTACCAAAACAACATTTAGGATTAAACCCAGACACCATTAATAAATCACATACAACAGCAACATCAACTAATCAGATGATGCAAGCTTCTACGCAACGTATTGAATTAATAGCGAGAAACTTTGCCGAAGGAGTAAAAGATATATTTAAAAATATTTTAGCGATTGTTTGCGAGTATCAAGATCAAGAACGTATCATTCGTCTTCGTGGTAACTTTGTACCAATGAATCCGAGAGAATGGACAACAAGATACGATGCAACAGTACAAGTAGGATTAGGAACAGGTAATCAAGATCAACGCCTTCAAGTATTACAACAGGTACTTAACGTACAAGAAAAATTAATACAGGCAGGCGGAATGGGTACATTAGTGACTCCACAAAATGTCTACAATACATTACAGAAATTTTTAGAAAATGCAGGATATAAGGATGCGAGTCAGTTTTTCGTAAACCCTGCTACTGTACCCCCACAACCACCTCAACAAAAACAACCCGATCCTGCAATTCAATTAGCGGCACAACAAGTAGAAATGCAAAAACAAAAAGCAATGGCAGACATAGACATTAAAAATAAAAAATTACAATTAGATGAACAGAAACTAGCGGCTCAACTTATTAAAGATCAAAATATTGAGAACATTGAAAAAGAAAAACTAGCTTCTAAAATTATTGAACAAGGATTAAATTAATGATTAATTTCACCCCTTTTCCTCAAAGCACTATTGCTCAAGAAATAATAGATAAAAATTTAACAAACCCTACACCTAAACAAAATACAGGTATATTTCGTAACCCTCAATTTGATTTACGAACAGAACAAGGTTTGCCTGCTGATGCGTTATATCCAAATCCACAATTAGATTTTTCCGCAGAAGATACACCAACTGACCCTTGCCCAGAAGGGTATATGTTAGTTGATGGTGTATGCCAACCCATAGAACAATTTGGTCAATCATCATACCAACAAGATAATGGAAAATCTTTTGAAGAAGAACGAGCAGAAGAAAGACCTTATATGTCTATTGAAGATATGAAAAATGCAAGTGATGAGGATTTTTTAGATTACATGACAAGTGGTTTTTTAAAAAATAGTCCTCTTGGTTATCTTCCAAGTAAAGGCACAGAAGTTACAATGAGTAATATGTTTATGCCTTCACAGTTTCAATTACTCTTTGGTAAACAAAATGAAATGCGTAAAAATTTTATTAAAGATGAATTAACAAGAAGAGGTTATTTTACAGGTAATTTTGATAAAAATAAAAATCCTCTTTTTGATATTGGCAGTAAAAATGTCAATACAAACACAGGTGGTATAGAAAGTTTACTTCCACAAAATGTTCAAGGACAACCTGTGACTGATGTATTCGGAGACACTTATCAGCAAGTAGCAAATGATGGACAAGGTAATACAGGTTATACCTTTACCTCTGGCACACCATTACCTACTGTTTCACAACAAACACAAACAGGTGTTGATTATGGAACAGGAAGAGGTGGTACTAAATTTGTTAAATTTAATGACCCTGCTGATAATTACTATGATGATACATCAGGAGTGTAATGGAAAAAGAAAAAGAAATACAAAAAGGAAATAGAGCCAAACAAATATTAGAAGATGAAATATTTGCAGAGGCAGTAAAAAGAGTTTCAGACGAGTTAGACCTAGAATGGATTAATTCGCCTGTAAGAGACACGGAAGGGCGAGAAAAAATTTACATGATGAAAAAAATGTTAAATGTCCTTTTGGTGCAACTACGATCTGTTATGGAAACAGGTAAACTAGCATCCAAACAGATCAATCAATAATCTAAATAAGGAGTTACAATGGCAGACACGCCTCAAGAGGAATCTGCTGTTTCAAAACCAACCTATACAACAGATGAAACAGCAAAGGCTTTCGCTACCCTTTTAAATAACGAGACTGCAAGGAACGAAGAGCCTACAACGGAAGTATCAGAAAGTAAGGAAAGTGATCTTGAACAAGACACCACCGAACTTACATCAGACGATATAGACGTCAACGACATAGTAGATAACGAAGAAACTATTTCAAACAGCGAAGAGACACTTTACGAAATTACTGTCAACGGACAGAAACAACAAGTTACCCTCGATGAGCTTATGAAAGGTTACTCTAGGGAATCAGACTATACCAAGAAAACAATGGAGCTAGGAGACAAGCGAAGAGAAATAGAAACTTTGCAAGGTGACTTAGCGAAAGAGTTAGAAGCAGTCAAAAATTCTAAAAGTCAATATGCACAACAACTAGATGATCTAACACAACAGTTAGGCACTAAGGAACAAAATATAGACTGGGAAACTTTATATCAAGATGACCCTGCGGAGTATGTTCGCAAAAAAGCAGAGTCAGATAGACGTAAAGAAATGTTGCAACAAGCACAAGTTGAAAAGCAACGTCTTCAAGAAGAACAACGAACAGAGCAAGAGAAAGTATATAGCGATTACATTGCAAAAGAACGTCAAATCTTAGAAGAAAAATTACCAATCTATAAGAATAAAGAAAAGAGAGAAGCATTTGTTAAAAACTTAACAAACTTTGCTAAAGAGAATGGTTATACTGACCAAGAAATTGCAATGATGGTAGATCATCGTGCAGTTATGTTGTTAGCTAACGCTTACAAATACGATCAGTTAAAGAAAACTAAACTCTCTGGTAAAAAAGTAAATACTCCTCCTAGAATTGTTCGACCTAATGCGTCTAATGTGACGGAAGCATCTAACGATAAACAACGTATTGATCGCAGAATGACTAAACTGAAAAAATCTGGATCACTTCGAGATGCACAATCGGTGTTGAAAGAAATGATGCAAAACGAATAGGAGTTAAAAATGGCTGTACCTACAAATACAGTAGAAACTTTTGATCGTGTTGGTATAAGAGAAGACTTGGCTGATGTTATTTACAATATAGCACCAACTGAAACACCTTTCATATCAAATGCGGCATCAGGTTCAGCGGCTCAAACTTTACATGAGTGGCAAACAGACGGACTAGCAAATGCAGGAGCAAATGCTCAAAAAGAAGGCGATGACTACGCACTAGGTAGCAGAGCTGCAACAACAAGACTAAACAACTACACACAAATCTCTGCTAAAACAGTAGGTGTGTCTGGCTCTGACCAAGCAGTAACAAATGCAGGTCGAGGAGACGAACTTGCTTACCAATTAGCAAAACTTGGTAAAGAGTTGAAGAGAGATATGGAGTTTGCAAACATTGGTGTAGAAAATGCAAAAGCATCTGGTTCATCTGGCACAGCTAGAGAATCAGCATCAGTAGGCACATGGTACGGAGGTAACATCGCAGGTACTTCTTCAAGTGCAGGAAACTTCTCAACTAATGGTTCTCCAAGTGCAAGCCCTGCAGGTACGGGAGCTACTGCAATCGCAGGTGGTACTAACAGAACTTTTACAGAAGCATTGTTAAAAGCAGGTCTAAAAAAATGTTACGAGCTAGGTGGAAACCCAGACGTAGTATTAATGTCTGCTTCACATAAACAATTAGCATCTGCATTTTCTGGTGTAGCAACACTATACAAAAACGCTGATGACAAAACTGTTATCGGTGCAGTAGATGTGTATGTGTCTGACTTTGGCGAAGTAAGTTTCGTACCAGACAGACATCAACAAGCTAACAGAGTTGATATTTTGGAAATGGATAAATGGGAAGTATCTTACCTAAGACCATTCCAAACTAAAGACCTAGCATCAAGCGGAGACAACGATAAGAAACTACTCTTAACAGAGTGGACTCTTACTGCAAGATCGCCAAATGCTAACTACGGAATATTTAACTTAACTGCATAATTGTAGTCATAGGATAAGGAGGGGGTTTACCCCTCCTATTTAATTTTAACATGAGGATATAACAATGCGTGGAATGAAAAAAAGAGCAAAGAAAAGTAAAAAATCTCCAGTCTTCAATGAAGATAAAAAGAAAAAAGTTAAAAAGAAAAAGAAAAAGTAATGAGTAAAAAAATCTGGCTTGATGAAAATACAAGTAAGAGTGTCATTAAAACTAAAATGCACATTGACGAAAGTGAAAACAAATATCATTTTGAAGATGTGCAAGACATTCAACCCATACTAGAACGTAACAAGTTTGAAGCAAAAAATGATTTGTATAAGGTTCGTGGTATGCAAGATGCAAAAATGTATAAAGTTGCATCTATCCCTTTGATTGTAATTCAACAGCTAGCACAAAAAGGAATTATGTCTAATGCAGGTCGCATTATAGACAAAGATCGTTTTAAAAAATGGTTAAACGACCCAGAAAATAGACACTTTAGAGTATATCAAGGAAATGTATAATGGCACTAGACACTTTTGCAAATTTAAAAACAACAATAGCAAATTATCTCAATCGTGATGATTTAACTGCGTACATTCCTGATTTTATTTCTTTAACAGAAAAAAGATTGAATAGAGAGTTGCGTGTTAGAGAAATGATTAATACTGATACCAGTACAACAACTGTTTCTGGTACACAGAATTATAATTTACCAACTGGTTTTATTGAAGCAATAAGTGTTATTTTTCAAAGTGACCCATTTACAACTTTATCTTATATTAGTAATCACGACTTTTATCGTAGTTATAATTCTAGTGTTACATCTGGTACACCAACGTTCTTTACGATTGTTGGCGATAAAATAAAATTAGGTGTAGCTCCCGATCAAGCAGTTACATTACAAATTGATTTTTATAAAAATGTTACCGCTTTGACAGATAGTAATACAACAAACGATATACTGACTAACTACCCAGAATTATATTTATATGGTTCTTTAGCAGAGTCATCGCCATTTCTAATGCAAGATGAAAGATTACAAACTTGGGCTAGTTTATATAAAGAAGCAGTAATTAAAGCAAACGAGTCATCATCTAAAGGGTCTTCATCAACACCATTATTAATGTCTGCAAGATCGGTGGTCTAAATGATTAAGTTTGGCGATTTGCAAGCTGATCTACCTACGTTTCAAAACACAGGTGCGATTAAAGTTGATAATGTTATTCCTTTAAAAGATGGATACAAAAGTCTATCGGGCTTTCAAGCATTAAGTACAACAGGTTTATCTAATCCTGCTGTTGGTTTGTTTACATCTTTTTCTAGTAGTGGTTCAACAAACTATGCAGGCGATAGAACAAAACTATATCAAATGGATAGTAGTCTTGTCTTTCAAGATAAATCAAAGTCTGGTGGATATAGCAATTCAACAACGGAAAACGAAAGAGACTTTTGGGCATTTACGCAGTTTGGTAGTAACATTATTGCAACTAACCACGCAGACAATATACAAAAGTTTGAAGAAGGTGTTGATAGTGCATTTAGTGATCTAGTATCATTAAAAGCTAAATACATTGCTGTTATAAGAGATTTTGTAGTAGCAGGATATACAACAGAGTCATCAACAGAATATAACCAACGAGTTAAGTGGTCTGGTATTAATAATAGTTCACAATGGACACCAAGCCAAGCTACACAATCTGGTTTTCAAGACATTGTAGGTTCACATGGTAATTTACAAGCAGTTGTAGGTGGCGAGAGTTTTGGTATTATATTTTTTGAAAGAGCAATATACCGAATGGATTACGTTGGTACTCCGTTAGTATTTCAGTTTAACAAAATAGCAGATAATGTAGGAGCATTTTCTCCGAAGAGTGTTGCTACTTTTGGTAACATGATATTCTTTCTATCCCAAGATGGATTTTATAAATTAACAGGTGGACAACAGTTAGCACCAATAGGAAATGGTCGTATAGATAATTTCTTTTTTGATGATCTATCATCTAACTTAGATGGTATTTGTTCAGCAGTTGACCCCAACAATAGTGTTGTTGTTTGGTCATACAGAGGTAGTGGTTCAACAGGTACTTCGGACATTAATAACAAACTGTTAATTTATAATTATGCTGTTGATAAATGGAGTACGGGGTCTGGTATGGATTTACAATTTATATCAAGTGCCTCTCAAGAAGCATTTACAACATTAGAAAGTTTAGACGTATTAGGCGATTTAGATAATCTTCCTAAATCTTTAGACTCATACTTTTATAAAGAAGGTATCGTTGGTCTTGCAGGTTTTGATAGTAATAATAAGTTTGGAAAATTTATTGCTACATCATTAAATGCAACTGTTGATACTACCGAGTTTGAAGGAGCAGAGGGAAGACGATCTACATTAATTAATTGCCGCCCTATTGTTGATGGTACAACTAATACATCAGTTACAGTAACACCTATATCAAGGTCTTCACAGTTAGACACGATAAGTACAGGTAGTGCAGTATCAACAAGAGATAGTGGCGATTGTCCATTACGTTCTACATCACGCTATCATCGTTTACGAGTGTCCGTTAGTGGAAACTTTAATACAATGAGTGGCGTTGATATTGAGGCAAGACCCGAAGGCAAAAGATAATGGCTGACAACCAATTTCCCGTTGTTCCTTTATCCATGCCCGATCATGGTCAACATTTACGTCTTGTATCAACAAGTTTAAATAATACGATTGAGGGTAAACTAAACTCAACAGGTACAGTTACATTAAGTGCTAGTGCAACATCAACAACATTATCTGATGTTCGTATTGGTGGTAACTCTGTTATTTTATTTACGCCAACAACATCAAACGGAGCAACAGCTCATGCTAACCTTTATGTGTCAGCAAAAGCAAGTGGTACAGCAACATTAACACACGCTAGTTCATCGAACGCAGATCAGACTTTTGATTATGTTGTTATTGGATGATTACACAAGTACCTCGAGAAGATATTAATTATGTATGGCAACAAGTAGAGCCATTAGTAATAAGAGCTTTAGATGATTCGTACACAGCACGGGATGTGTTGGATGGTATTATTAGAAACAAGTTTCAATTATTTATTAGTTGGGAAAATGACAAAGTGGAAAGTGCAGTTGTTACAGAGGTAGCAGACTATCCACGCAAACGTATCTTACGATATGTCCTCGCAGGAGGAGACAATTTGGATAATTGGCTTGAGCCAATCCAAAACAAAATAGAAGAATTTGCAATTAACAATTATTGCCAAGCTATTGAAGTAGCAGGTCGTAAAGGTTGGTTGCGTAAACTTAAAGGGTTTGAACAAAAAATATACATAATGAGTAAAGAACTATGAGTAAAGGTAGCAATCCAAGTAACGTAACAACAACAACAAGTGCAGAGCCAAGTGAATTTGTACGCCCATATTTATCACAGGCTTTCGATCAAGCACAAAATATGTTTGAGTCTAGTGTACCTAATTATTATCCTAATCAAACGTATGCTGATTTCTCTCCCGAGACAGAAACAGCATTACAATTAGCAACAGCTAGAGCTACGGGAGGTAATCCTCTTCTTGGTTCATCACAAAAAGAAATAAATAATATTTTACAAGGTAACTATCTATCGCCAACATCTAACCCATACTTACAGGGCTTATATAATCAAATGGCAGGCGATGTTACAGCAGGAGTTCAATCACAGTTTTCTAAAGCAGGAAGACTTGGTAGTGCGGCTAATCAAAGTGTTTTAGCAAATGAGTTAGGAGAGCTTGCAAACAAAGTGTACGCACCTAACTATCAAATGGAAAGACAAAACATGATGGCGGCTACACAGTTAGCTCCACAGCTTGCACAGGCTGACTATCAAGACATACAAGCATTGGCAGGTGTTGGACAACAACGAGAGTCACAACAAATGTCACAAATACAAGATGCGGTTCAACGTTTTGATTTTGAACAGCAAAAACCATATTACAAACTTCGTGAGTATCTTGCATCTATTGGTTCTCCTTACGCACAAACAGTTTCACAAACACAACCTGTCTTTAGAAATCAAGCGGCAGGATTATTGGGAGGTGCAATGCAAGGTTATCAACTTGGTCAAAACTTTGGAATGGGTGGTCTTGGTGCTATTGGTGGCGGACTGCTTGGAGGGTTCTTTTAATGGTACAATCAATTAAAGGTAATCCGTTTTTATCACAAAATAGACCTAATACTTATATTAATCCAAATCAAAGAGTTCCAAATTTGTTATCAAATAGACAACCGCAAATTAATCAATTTAATGATAAACCTAGAACTAATACACCCCCTAATTATAGAAACAATTTATTAGAGTATATTCTATCGCCTAAAGGTCAAGGAATGGCTCAAGGTTTATTAGAGGCTAGTGGGTATTCAACTAAACCTGTTTCTTTTGGCGAAGCATTATCAAGAGGTATGGGTCGTTCAACAGAGGCACAACGATACGCAGATCAAAAAGCATTTAGAGATAAACAATACGAAGATACAAAAGCCTTTAGAGATCAACAAACTGCTTTTCAAAACCTTATGGCAGAAAAAACATTTGGTTTAGCGACAGATAAATTTGGTTTAGAAAAAGATAAATTTTTATCCGAAGAAGAAAGAGATTTATTAAGAATTGGATTTACTGAACAACAAATAAATAATGCTAAACAAAACAATATAGATTTATTAGCTTTTAAAAATAAAAAATTAACATCTGATGAAAAATTAGCTCTGCAAGGATTAGGATTACAAGAAGAATCTATAGATAATTTAGAAAATTATCGAACTAAATCATTAGAGTTTCAAGATAAACAACTTACGTCACAAGAAAATATTTCACTTCAAAAACTTGGTATTAATGAAAAACAATTAAAACTTAATGAGACTAGCATTGATAATGCTTGGAAGTTAGGAATGGAAAATATTGGTTTAAAAACACAAGAAATTAATAATATTGCTGAATTTAGAAAAAATACACTTGATTTAGATAAAGACAAATTAGATTTTTCTAAAATGAAATTTGATAAAGATACTGAATTAACATTAAAAAAATTAGGTCTTACTGAAACGCAAATTAATAATGCTCAAGAATACAATTCTGAAAGAATAAGACTGCAAGAAAAAGGTTTAGATATTCAAAAAATTGTAGCAGATGCAAATATGATTAGAGCTAATGCTATTGATAATAGAACAACTAATCAAAAAGAACTAGATGAATACGCTACATTATTTGGTTTAGATAAAAATAGTGATGAGTTTAAAGAAGTCTTTGCAAAAGTTATGACTAAACCAAATACAGTCTTCAACATGGGAGACAAAGTTGGATTAGAAAAATCAAAAAGTGCATTAACTTTAGTAGAAAAGGATTACGATAAATTTTCTAACGCATCATCTAATAAAACAGCAATATCTCAAATGAGATCAGCAAGTGAGTCATTCAAAACAGGTGCATTTGCAGATACAAGAATTTTTGCAGGACAAGTAGCAGATTTAGTTGGTTTAGATGAAGGTAGTAAAAACGAATTTATTAACCCTAGTTCGGGAGAAAATTTTAAATCAGCACAAAATAAACTTGTTAGACAGTTAGCAGATGGACTTGTAAATTTAAACAAAGCTGAATTAAAAATGTTGCAAGACAATTATCCTAAAGTTTCTAATACAAGAGAAGGTAATAATTTAATGTTCGATATTTTTGAAAAAGAATATGAGGCACAAGAAAAAATATTAGCGTCAATAGAAAATTATTATTCTAGCGATCAAACACTTAAAGAATATGGCGATATAAAAAGACAAATTTTAAGTGATTATAGTAAAGAAGTTAAAGGTATGCTTGATGAGTACACAGGTGGTTTAGATAACTTCAATAAACTTATGATGGATAATGTTGGTTCTAGTGGAAAAGGAATATCTGTAAGCGGTCAAGTCGTAGATGTTTCAATAGAAAAAAATGATGAATTTATAGGCTTAAACGAAAATGGGATGCCAACATTTAAAAAGAAAAATGGCACTCAATACACAATAGCAGATTCAGAATAATGGTACAAATAATAGCTCCAACAAATCCTGTTGAACAAAAACAAGATAAGTATAGTCCTAATTTTGCGTCATTAGTTATGGGTACACCAAGCCTAATGACAAATGAAAGCGAAAAAATACGCACAAATAAAATGCGTAATGATGAAGCTAATCAATTTTTACAAGGAGATTTTACAGTAGGGGAAGATTTAACTGACGCATGGTTTAAGTTTGATTTAGCAAAAAGTAAAACACTTACAGCAAAACAACAAAAGTTTGTTAATAAATATCCTAATGGAGTTTTAACACAAATTACTTTACCTTCTACTAATGAAGTTAAATTAGTTTACAAAAAAGAACCAACCGATAAATTTCGTTTCTTAGATATAGGTGTTAACTACCCAGAAATTATGGGTGCTGTTGCATCGGGAGAAATGATTGGTGGTATTCTTGGTTCACGATTTGGAATTGGTGGAACAGGTGTAGGTACTGCTGTCGGTTCTTTAGCAGAAACAGGTGTAGAAAAAGTAAGAGGATATGACGTTCCTACTTTAAAAGAAGAAGGAATAGAAGCGGTTAAAGAAGGTGGTATTGCGACTGTATTTGATGCAGGTACGAGAGGTGCAATTAAAACTTTTAAAGCACTAGCTAGTGGAGGAATATCTAAATCCATAAATACATCAGATTTTGCAGATAGCATTTCTAAGTTTGCTCAAGATGAATTTTTGAAACCATTAGCAATAGGTCAGCTTGCAAAAAGACCTGTAATCTTTTCTACTTTTACACAAGTAGGACAAACAGGCGAAGTTGTAGGCAACCTTACAAAACAACAAGTATTATCTTTAAAAAATTCTATTGGTAAAATAACTGATGATTTTAACCCTAAAAATTTTTCCGAAGTAGAATTAGATGCAATATTAAAATTACAACAAGATGATTTATTAAAACAAGTTACATCTAAATTTAAAACTGGAACATTATCAGAGTCTTTTGAAAATAGTAATTCTGCTTTATCTAAAGGAATAGAAAACTGGAAAGAACTATCAAGAGTAAAAAGAAATAAACTTTACGATACTGCTATTAATAGTAGTGATGACTTCTCTTTTGATTTGTCTGATATGCAAAATGTAGCAAAGCAAATGCAAAGAGCTATTATAATGAAACAAAAACCATCGTTTCAAAATAAAGTTGTTGGTACAGGTTTAACAGATGAAGGTGTAGAAACAGCAATTACTAAGTCACAAAAGCTACCAGATAAATACAAAGACGTACAAAACATACCGCAAGAAATTCAAAAAGAAATAGATTTAATTTTAGGTTTAGACCCATCAGTAGCAAAGATACAATACAAAGGGCAAACATTTCAACCTTTCGAACAAATGAAAGCATTGCGTACTCGTTTGTTTAATTTGCAACAATCAGATAATAAAAATATATCACGATTAGCAAGTGATCTTTATAAATCACTAAAAGGTGTAATGGATAATCCATTAACAGGAAGTGAAGATGCTTTACAATTATACAAAGAAGCATCAGCTTTTAACTTGTATAGAGAAACAACATTAAAAGTACCTATAATATCTAAAATATTAAAGAGTTCTAACCCAGAAGATGTTGTTAAAAACAATTTTAGTAATACGCAACCATCAGAAGTAAAACTTATTAAAAGTTTAGTTTCCCCAGAAAAGTTTACTACATTAAAAAATGCGTATGTGTATCAAATGTTAAACGATACAACATCATTAAATAAATTTGTTAAAAACATACAATTAAACAAAGATACAACAAAATTAATTTTTAATGATGATCAAATAAAATCATTACAACAATATCATAAATCAATTTCTAAACTAGATAGTTCAAAACTATCTCAAGCAGTTAGTAAAGATGTAAGTAATTTCGAAAGAATGGTTTTAATATCTAATGAAGGTTATGATTCTTTAAAAACGTTAATACAAAATCAAGGTGGTAAAAATTCTAAATTTATTCAATCTTTAAAAGCAGGAATGTATAAAAAGATTTTAGATGATGCAACTGTTCAAGACCCTAAAGGTGGTACAGAGTTTATTGATTTAGGAAAACTCTATGCAGGTATGGACAAAATTTACAAAAACAAAAATATTATGGAATTAGTTTTTAGCCCAGAAGATGTTGCTAAGTTAGAAAATTATGGATTATATGCAAGGTTAGTTGATAGATCATCCGATGTTGGTGGTCAAATACAAATTGGAGAATTGGCTAGTTCATTAGCAACCCCTTTAAAACCTGCTAAATTTACAGGTGCGTTAATTAAAATAGGACAAAATGATTTTATCGCTAAAATATTATCACAACCTTACAAAGCATCTAGCAAAGAAGCATATAAGAAAAGTAATTTTTTAAATGAAAACAGACTGAAAGAATTGTCTATTTTAATAAATAGAACCAATCAACAACTAAACGATAAGGATAGAAAAACAAAAGTTTTATTCAACCAACGAATAAATAGACTTACACCAATTAGGAGCAATTAATGACAATAAGTAACTTTAGTACAACAGCAAGCAATAATACCAGTATCAATGGTGTTTCTATTGCAGAGGGTATGTCTCCTAGTGACGTTAATAACGCACTTAGAGAATATTCCAAAGATTTAAGGACTGTTTGGAATGACAAAGAATGGTTTTTACTTGGTAGTGGAAATCAAACAGTAACGTACACCAGAGCTTCGGCTACAAGTGTTACGATCAATGCTGATGTGTCTTCTACTTATCATGTTGGTCGTAGAGTTAAAGTTGTTGGTACAGCGACAGGCGTAAAATATGGTAAGATTGCTACGTCTTCTTATTCTTCTCCGAATACAACAGTTACATTTACTTTTGATAGTGGGTCTATTAACTCTGGCGATACAACTGTATCAGTCTTTGTTGGTAGTGTATTTAATAACCCTAGTGTTCCTGTAATAGACACAGACGCTATGACAGAGGATAGTGCAATACTTCCTCCTTCACAGCAATCTGTTAAAGCATTTGTAGAGTCTGGTAGTATTACCATGACGAACAAAACATTAACTAGCCCAACACTAACATCCCCTGTTCTTAACACTTCATTATCTGGTACAGCATTTAAAGATGAAGATAATATGTCATCTAATAGTGCTACTGCTGTTGCTTCCCAACAAAGTATTAAGGCTTATGTTGATACTCAAATTACAGCACAAGATTTAGATATAACAACTGACTCTGGTAATATTGATATAGACCTTGATGGTGAAAGTTTAACTTTAACTGGTGGTACAGGTATTGATACTTCGGCTACTGGAAATACTGTTACGCATGCTATTGACTCAACAGTTGCAACTTTAACAGGAACACAAACTCTTACAAATAAAACTGTAACAGGCAGTAAACTAAAAGGCACAACACAAATTGAAATTGGAGATACTCTTGATTTTAACGATGGTAATATTGATTTTCAAGGTGGAACATTAAAACTTGATGGTAGTTCGCCAAAAGGAGGTTTTTATAATACAGCACTTGGGGAATTGTCTTTAAGAGCAATGGGGACTTCATCAACTGGCACTAATAATTACAATACAGCAGTTGGTTATGCTACTTTAAGAAACTTAACTGGTGGTGGTCAAAATACAGCAATAGGTAATGTTGCTTTAAATTCATTAACAGGTAACGCAGGAAACAATACAGCAGTTGGATATGAAGCAGGAAAATTTATATCTTCTGGTCAAAACAATACAATCTTAGGGAGTTTTGATGGAAATGAAAATAGTCTTGATATTAGAACATCAAGTGGAAATATTGTTATTGCAGATGGAAATGGAGAAATAAGATTTTACGCAAATAGTTCTGGTAATGTTGGTATAGGTACAGTTTCTCCTAGCACAAAATTACACGTCAACGGAGATATTACAGCAGACAATGGTAAGATTACAGTTTCTGATGGTTCAAGTTCTACAGCAATTAATCTTGGAGGTACATTAACTTTTGACTCAAATAGTTTTGGTGAGTCAAGTGGTACTGTAAGTGTAAAAACAGCAGGTATCGGAAACACACAAGTTGCAACAGGAGTTGATGCTACTAAAATTGCAGATGGTTCAGTAACTAATGCAGAGTTTCAATATATTGGTGGATTAACAAGTGATGCACAAACGCAATTAACTGGTAAACTAACTGCAAGTAATAATCTTAGTGATGTTTCCTCTGCTTCTACTTCAAGAACAAATCTTGGTCTTGGCACAATATCAACACAGGCTTCTAACAATGTTTCTATAACTGGTGGAGCTATAAGTGGTTTATCTTTGCCAACAGCAGACACCGAAGCAAGTTCAAAACTGTATGTAGATAATGCAATCGCAGGAATGAGAACAAGAATTATTACAAGAGTTGCTACAACAGGTAATGTTAATTTAACAAATGGTTTAGAAAATGGAGATTCTATTGATGGCATAACTCTACAAACTGGCGATAAAATTCTTGTAAAGTCAAATACTGATGCAACAGAAAATGGTATTTATATTTGTCCTAACTCTGGTACTGCTTCAAGAGATACAAATTATGACACAGTAGAAGAACTCGCAGGTCAAATGATTGTTGTTCAACAAGGCTCAACAAATGCAGACAAAATATTTTTATGTACTACTGATAATTCTGGCTCAATAGGAAGTGTAGATATTGTGTTCTCACAAGTTACACCTGCAAATCAAGGTACTGTCCAAAGCGTAGCTGTGGCAGACGCAGGATCAAGTGAATTTACAGTTACAGGAAGTCCAATTACATCATCTGGCACAATCAACTTGGCAGTTAATTCTATTAACGCAACTAAAATTGGTAGTGGGAATGTTGATAATACAGAACTAGGTTACTTAAACGGAGTGACCTCAAATATACAAACGCAACTAGACAATTCAGCATCATTGGGTGATGCTATTAGTTTTGCAGTTGCATTAGGTAGTTAAGGAGAAAATACATGGCTAATAATTTTTCTGATGCTAGTGTCACAATTTCAAATGCTTCTTTAACCGATATATTTACTGCATCTAATAAGTCTATGGTAATAGCAGGAACTGTTTCAAACACAGGAACAAGTGCAATAAATATTTCATTAAAGAAATATGACAACTCAGCAACAGCAACTTTTACAATAATCAAAGATGCACCTTTACCTGTTGGAAGTAGTTTAGAAGTTCCAAAGATCGTTCTAAATACCTCTGATAAGGTACAGGCACAATCAAGCAGTTCTAGTGGCAATATAGATGTCGCATTACAACTTTTAACAGACGTAGCATAATATGGGATATGTAGGTGTACCACCTCAAAGTGGATTTATAACAACAGCAAAACAGCGTATTACATCAAGTACCAATAACTATGTGGACTTAGATCATTCTATTTCTTCTCTAGCAGATGTCATCGTATGGGTAAACTTTGTTAAACAAGATAGCACGAATTTAACATTAACTACTTCATCACGAATTACGCTAGGAGCAACTTTAGTCGCAAGTGATATTGTAGAAATTG